CTAACCCTAAGAATCCCTTCTCAATATTGGCATGAATCTCTGTACCTCTTTCAGCAGCCTTACGACCTATCTCTTTAGAATCTTGTTTGCACCTGTAGGCAAACTCTTCTAATGATTCATTGTCTTGCTTTTCTAAAGTAAGTGCGGAGTTAAGAGCCTGATTTATTTTCCAGTTTTCTAGTGAGGGTTTAGCTACCATACCTAGAATAGTAGTAACCGAAGGAACAAAACCTTCCTTCTTTGCATCTCGAAGTGTGGTGTTTCTTTCTTTACCATTAGCACCTATGATTGTGTACATAGGTTCACCCTCTCTAGTGTACCAATGACCAGCCTCTGATTTATATTTTGAAGCAGCTAATTTATTATATACTTCTTGAGAAGAACTGTCAACAGTTTTATTATTTTTCTTTTTCATTTTCTGATTCCTTGAATGCTTTGATTACGTCACTTGAAAATAATTTTTGTAAATTAACTAGAAACATTTTACTTGCGTTGTTGTCTCCACCTGATACAGTCTTAAATGTATCAAGCTTATCAACTATAGTTCTTAGTACATCTGTTTTAAATACAAGCGTACAAAATTCGTTGTCTCCTACACATAGGTTATGAAACCAATAGTCTGATTCAGTTGCTCTAATACCAGATGGTTTGTTCCAACATTCATATTCTACACAAATGTTTCCTGTCTTCATCCACATACCTCGTTCAGATTTAACTTCTATCTTTTTATTGGAAAGCATGTCTACAATTTTTTCTTCACGAATTGTACCATATTCTAAATCAATATCAAATTTCTTTCTATCTTCCTTATTAGGTTTCACCTCATCTTTAGTGTGTTTCACTCCAGTTCCCTCCTATCTTGTATTCACCATCCAAAGGACAGCGAAGATTAAATTCTTCTCCAGCTTTAATAATACTATCTACAGCTAAAGAACCTGCAAAATCTGCTTGATTTTCTTTCACCTCTATCTGCCACTCATCATGTATGTTAGCAACAAACTTATAATCAATGGTGTTTAAACGTAACTTTAAATCTAAATCAATAAGTGCTTTCTTCATTACAATAGAACCTGCTCCCTGTAATAAAGTATTCAAAGATGAATGTTGATTACGCACATAAAGTTTTCTACCATCTATTCCTTTGAGATAAGTCTTTGATGATGCTCTTTGTACTCTATCTCTAAGAGATTTAAATGAAGGCTTATTATCGAAGAAATGTTGTCTAGCTCTTCGACCATCATCTTTACTTCCTCCGACCACGTTTCCAAGTTTTTCATCTCCTGCTCCGTACATGAGTGCATAGATGAATGTCTTTGCCTTATCTCTAGATTCAAGTTGTGCAAGTTTTTGATTAGAGGTGTGAATGTCTCCGTTGATAATTTCATTTATAAACTCCTCGTCAGCCATATAGTGTGCTAACATTCTTATTTCTAGTCCACTAGCATCAACGCCTAGTAGAACATTACCTTCATCAACAGTCCAACAAGCTCTGCATTCTTTACCGAAGGGGCTAGAAACACTAGGAACTTGTGCCATGTTGGGATTACGATGGGTCATGCGACCTGTGATAGTACCATTAGGTATTACAAATCCATGCACTCTTCCATCATCCTTGACTGCTTCAAACCACGAATCAATTTGTGCTATCCTTTTCTGTAATAATAAAAAGTCTACAATTAATTTTGCTTCGTGGATATGAGTTATCTTTGATAAAGTTTTCTCGTCTACGATGGGTTGACCTGTTGGTGTAAATCTATCTGGCTTCCACCCAAAATCAATTAGGTATTCTCCAATCTGTTTACGACTACCAAGATTAAACTCTTGTAAAGTTTTACGCATAAAAGGATTAAAGTTGGAAGTGTTTAAACAGTTTGTATATTCTTCATCAGTTAGTCCTCGTTTAGATAGCTGACCATCTTTTTTAATATAAGGTGTAACTAACTTACTATCCACCCATTTAGGTGTAAAGGTTTTCTGTACCTCATCTTCTATTGATTGTTTTGTTTCTCGTAATTCAGCTAATAATAGTTCAGCATATTTCATATCAAACTTGAAACCATTTGTTTCTTGCTCTTTAATAATTTTAGCAACACCCTGTTCAATATTGATTGAGTCTTTAGAAAATCCTTTACTTTCTTTTCTTAATTCTATTAACACTTGGGTATTTAATTCAACATCTCTAACACAATAGTCTAACATTTCTTGTGAGTAATTTAGGTAGTCATCAAAATCTATTTTATTATAACCTAACTTGTATCCCCAGTTTTCCAAGCTGTGTCCACCTTCTCTTGTAGGATTAAACAAACGTGATAGTACTAAGGTATCTAGTACTGGGATATGTGATAAATCTATATCACTAAACTTATGTATTATAGGTATATCAAAACCAATTATGTTATGACCTATGAGCCTATCAGCAGTAGCTAAAAATTCATACCCCTTCTCTAATTCATCTGGAGTAAACTTAAATAGTTCACCAGTATCAGGGTCTTGAGCTACAATACACCATACCTTAGTTGCTTGTAAGTCATCTGTCTCTATGTCAAATACTAAATCCATAATTAAAATGCCTCGTCTGAACTACCACCGAACTCAATGTCATCGTTACTTAGTTCAGTAAGTCTTCCAGTCTCAGTATCATACATTACACTACAAGCCATGCCTACATCTCCTGTATATCTTGATTTTAAGATACGCATTTTTGTTGTCCTAGCTTCATCTATATCATCTGATTGTTGATTTCTTTCTAATGCTATCACACAATCACTCAGTTGTCCAATACTATTTGAACCTCTAAGATGTGATAAAGAAACTTCTATCCCATTCTCATGTCCTTTGTTTCCATCTACTCTACGTAAGTGAGAAACTAAAATAATACCCACACCTGTTTCTTCTACCAGACTTCTAAGTTTAGTCATAATAGAATCAATAGCTCTTCGTTCATCCCCTTCATGTACAGCACTAACTAACATGTGTAGATGGTCAACCACTACCCACTTACAATCACATCCTATAATCATAAATCTAAGTTTAGTGAAGATGTCATCAATATCATTAGTACCGAAATGAGAATGAACCCATACTCTATTCTTGTTTTCTCCATCATATAAGATGTCAAACATTTTATCGAGTTCTTCTGTAGAAAACTTCTCTCGTTCTTGGTCTATATAGAGTCTGGCATCTGCTTCGATAGAAAGGATACCATCAATAGTTCTTCTCCAATCTTCTTCAAGTGCTATGATACCAACGTTATCTTGAGTCTCTTTAATAAGCCAATGTTCTAGCTCTCTAGTAACACTAGACTTACCTAGTCCTGTTCCACCTGTAAGAGTTACAAGTTCTCCTTGTCTGAGTCCATAGAGTTTCTTATTCAATCCTTTGTAAGGATAAGGAACGCTTTGTTTCTTTTCTCTGTTGTGAAATTTTTCTCGTTGCTCTGATACATTGATAACACCAGATGGGGTATAGACTTTAGCTGCCCACCACGATTCAACAAACTCTTTATGCTTGTTATTTCTAAGCATATCGTTAGGGTCTTTATACCCATTGGGGAGTGTAACTATCTTAGCCTTACTAGGTTTAAACAGCCTCGCTACTTTTACTGCTGCTTCCTTACCTGCTTTGTCATTATCGAATGCTATAATTACATTTTCAAATTCATCAAAGAACTCTAGGCTTTCTTTTACATCACGTACAGCTCCTTGAGCACCACGTTTGATGGATACCACAGCCCACTTACTACCAAGCAGTTCATAAGCCGCCATCGCATCACACTCCCCTTCCGTAATAGTAACATACTTACCACTCTTGAAGAGTTGTTGTCCGAACAAACCTGTTTCATTATAAGTGCCTGATACAAAGAAGTCTTTGTTCTTTACGTTCCTACACTTAGTACCTGCCAGTTCATGTCCGTTGTAGTATGGATAAAAATGTTTGATAACATTACCTTGATGGTCATGTGCTACCTTCACTCCATACTTGGTTGCAGTAGGCTGAGAGATTTTTCTGTCAGTTAAAGCTGAGAATACTCCCTCATCTACCACGTCAGGTTGTTTAGTTTCCGTTTGAAATTCCATATCTTTTCCCTCACATGCTTTATTATAATTAGGCATAAACTCACCGCAACTGAAACACTTTGCTGAATTGTCTTCGTTAATTCCAACAGCATCACTACTGTTACAAAGTGGACAGGGTTGATGTACCTTATCCCACGTTTTTTCCATGTTAGCCCTCACTATGTTTAAACGTTATCTGTTGATTCTTCTTCTATAGTTTCTGCATCCTCAACAGGTTCTTCTAATTCTACCACAGCTTCAGGAGTTTCTTTTAAAAGATTCTCCAGATTACTTCTATGTGTAGAACTTGCGAATTGTAAAGCCTCTATGATAGTTTCCAGATTACCTACCTTAGAAATAGTCACAGTTGCTCCACGTTTCTTATCCTCATCTGTTATCTTATTAACATCATATTGGACTTCACCATCATCATTTTTTATACTAATAATCATATTAAAATTCCTCGTTATCAGAGTCTTCCTCTGCATATTCAACTAAGTTAAGAACCTTTACAGCCATAAGTTCTGCAAATGTCCCGTAATTTCCAGTATAAGGTTTAATCTTAACCCTTACTGTCGAACCATTACCAACCGATACATCCATAGGATTTCCCTCGCTGTCAACTAACTTAGGTGCAGCGTTAGGTGTCCCGTCTTTTCTGTTGGCATGTTTACTAAAAGAGAATGCAGGTTCATCATATTTGAGTTCACCATCTCTGGTTCTCACCTGTTTTAAACCTAGACCCTCCAGCCTATTAGCAGTATCCTCATCTGTAAGCACAACGATTTGATACTTGTGTGGTTCAAATCTCCTGTTAGGTGCAGTCACATTAGCATACATGCTTTTACCATCTAAATACTCATACATATTTTGCATATTTTGTCCTCCGTTAGGTTGTATTAAGTGTAGCCATTATATCATACTTTGGCTTTGAGTTCAATAGTTTTTTGAAATTAATTTGAGATTGTTTAAACGGGTGGCAGTACTTGGTATAGTTCTTATCCTGCTTCATCCACAACCTTTCACAAACCTGATTGATAAGGGGAAAGGATTTTACGGTGGCTCTAGCACCACGTTTAAACGTTTCAAAAGGAGCTGGTTTTAAGGGCACAAGACCAGAAACTTGCACGACTGAATCGTATGTCATAAGTTTAAAAGGAAATTTATGAGGGCTATCCTTATGACACGCCATGAACATCACCATCATTGTAATTAAAAAATGTATCCCAACAAAACGTAGCTTCCCTCAGAAAAGAAACTTTAAAATGTTCGTTGATGTGCTCTACCATATACCCAGTATGGTTAGGTAAAGTCATAACAAACTTTTGAAAGTTCTTATACTCCTCCAATGTTAGTGTCCTTGTCTTGTTGTTGTCAATCATGTCCGACATTATACCATATCTCCTTTGTAAAGTCCAGAACTATTTTAAAAATATTTGTTAAGAACTTCTAGCTTATCATTGTAGTTAGCTACCTTTTCAAGTTCTTCTTCTACAGTTTGTAAAGTATCAGGATGTTCTGCTACCCCTACTGCCTTATCCATTATTATATTAATGTTCATTATGTGCCAACCAATACGACTTTCTAACGTATTCTTTATTGCTTCTATAATTTCTTCTCTCATACTATCCTCCTATAATTATTGTCCTGCTAAATATCTCGTTTCTACCACGTAACAATTCTGTTTAAACGTTCTGTCGCAAACACTAAATGCAACAATAAAACACGCTAACATAAAAAACAAATAAATAAAATCCCTGCCATTAAATTGCGGTGTCATGCTCCACCTCTACAGTATAAATCAACGAGCTTCTTTCCTGTTTGTGCTTCACCGAAAGTGTGTATGGTCTTTCCTTTTTTCTTCCTAACAATCAATCCATTATTGTATTGTATATCTGTCACACTACTATTGGCTGTGTCTTGTGGTCTATCATCATACCACATGGAAGAAAGGCTGTGTATATGAACCCATTTAGGAATTACTGCCCACTTCTCTGCTTCTAACAGTAGCTTTTGTTGATATACTACGTCATCATGCTCTGTCATCATACTCCTCCTCTCCTAACACATCCTCACTATACTCATTTGTGTCTATAATTGGAGCGTTATCATAGTAATCATCTACAACATCATCAATATTTATAATTCTTTTTGTATCATCATTCATATTTATATCCTTTTTAATATTTTAATTATTTAATTTATCTTATTATTATAATTATTTGTTTGATACCCTGAAAAAGTTAAAAGATTATAACATTTTTTTAAAGGTAAGTCAAACACTTTCTCATTTAATTGATGTTGTTTAAACATCTTCTTCTATTGGTTTTATTTGAAATGCCCAAGCCCAATGACCATTATCTAAATCAATTATTTGGTTGCGTTCTTCTATGTGCCACCAATCAATCTCATCTACCGCCACTCCGTCTTTACTTCCGTTAGAATAATTAACCTGTATGCCATTTACTGTTGCTTCTTTGTATGCTTCCATACCAAAGCCACCACTCCACATCACCTCATCTCCTACTCTTAGTGTATCACTCATCATCTTTCTCCTTTTTCTTTTTATTATTTTTCTTTACTACAGTTAGTTTAGGTTTGTTTCCCTGCTTG